TTATATTTAAGCCCTTAGGCTCTGTTTGATTGTCTGTAAAGAATAATAAATCTTCTATAATATTTATACCAGTAATCAAATAATCTTGACTAAAGTTTAATATTCCTTGAGTGTCTACAAGAACAGGCACAACAACATCATCAATTTGGTTATATTCAGCAATAGCACTAATGCCATCTGAAGCTATAAACCAATATATATTTTCGGTTACTGAATCTTTTATTTGACCAATAACCCTTGGATTTGTTAGTGTATTTATATATCCTTCGGTCCATGGTGTGTAAATACCTGTATTAGGATTTAAGGCTTTATTTAACTTAGCGGTATTGCCATCAATGTTTTGCAAAGCCCCTACGTTACCGGTATCCGATGTAGATATTTCTAAGTTTAGAGCATCTCTATACTCGCCATTTGGAACTAATCGTTCGTCCAGGTCTTTATTCATTTTACCTGTCGTGAACGTGCGTATTACTTCAGGCATATTTTAGTGTTTTATTTGCTTAGATTTGTTTCGCATTACCTGCGCAATTTCTTCAAGCTTAATATTCGACAATCTTAGCTTAGCGTTTCGTTTTGCCGAAAAAGCTTCTTTTTTTAATCTGCCAACTATATATTCAGGTATCGATGGTCTTGTTGACACGATCGCGTAAGCTATGTATTTATATAATGCCTCTTCAGCTAACTTATGTATTTTCATATCTTCGTCATAAGCTAAACCATCAGATATATATTTTAAGGTTACTATTTTATGGCAAATGTCTGAGCTAAAATGTATTATACCTTTTATTTGATCTATATAAAATACACCGTTTGATTGTGCATTTTCAGGTGTTAAACCATAACGTCTACCCATTGCATTTTCACTTAATAGGTCAGCGTTATTTGCATTCTCGTATATATCAGCTCTTTGCGAATCTCTTTTAAATCTTTTTAATGTTTCAGAAGGATTTGCTTTTACTATTTCCCTATTTTGCTCATCAAAAATATATTCATAATTATGATCTTGTAAATAAGGCAATGGATCACTTGTGTTTCGTGTTGGGTATATTATTCTTTCTATACCATTAACGTCTGTCCAAGTTAGTTTTATATAGTTTACATAATCTTGTGGTAAAATAAAATTAAGCAATGGTCCTATTTCAATTTCAATTGATCTTTCCGAAGGAAGTGTGTCAAAGTGCAATTCTTGTAAACCACGCTGTGCATGAAAAGCTACATCTGTTCTTTTAATTTTAGTAATCAGTTTATCTTGACCAACATAAGCAATCATAAAGTTACTTATAATATCTTTTATAGGTGTAAACTGGTAATTACCATAATTCTCATCTAAGCTATTCCATACTCCATCTGGGCCTAAATAATATTGCTCATTATTTTTTGTTATTAATCCCATCTATTATGCTTTTTCTTCTTGTGTGTTTCTTACCTCTTCGCCAGCCGCTATTTGATACATTTGAATATCTTTAACTAATAAACCAGCAAACTCTAATATTTTAATTACAAGTTCAGTTTCCTCTGAAGGGTGTAATTCAAAGTTAACGGAATATGTTGCATCGTATAATGCTTCGCCATAAACCATTTGGTATCTCCATTCAACCTTAACTGGCTTTCTAATGTAATTTACTGTTACAGAATCTGTTATTTGCGAGTCTCCATATACTTTAATGCCGGATTGATTACCTACATATATGGGCCTTACGTTTTTAGGTTTAGTTAAAGGTGAAGAATTTATAAGCAAGAACTCATTAGCGTTTATACGCTCAACCTTTATATAACTTGTTGTTACTAAGGGGTTGTTTGGATCTTGCGGTGATGGCAATATAGGCTCTGATGTTACATTGGCATATATTACCGAACCTAACCGATACAGGTCTGAAGGTAATGAAAATCCTTGTGTAGGATTAGCTGCATCTATATATGATAAGTTAGGTGATGTTGTTTCAAATAAATTAATCTTTTCATTTAATATAGTTAGCATATCAGAATACTCTGAGCTGTTACCTGACATTCTACTAAATTGATTAATATCATAAAAATATTGTTCGAACAAATCCATTTGAGCTTGATTTGCGAACAAATTAAATTCCTGAGGCGTAACATACCCTCGTTGTTCTTTATTGAGTATACCTAATACTCTCTGATAAACAGTATCTATACTTACGCTCATATTCTTTTATTTATAGTAATTAAGCCGCATATAGCGGCCTAACCACTATATATTGCTATTTAAGCTTTTTGACTAAGTTTTTGTAAACCTCCATACCATCATCTGTTTTAAAGAAAGCAGCTAATGCAGAATATGGATGTTCGTCAAAAGGGACTGTCATTAATTTTCTATCTTCTTTACCAATAGTAAATGTCCTTTGATCTTTAGATAGTTTAATAAAACCAGCCTGTGTAGCTTTGACGCCAACGTTTCTTAGTTCAACATTGTCATCTTGCGCTAATTTAATAAACAACATAGGTTGTCTTTTTGCGAAAACCATTGCGTCTCTTTTTAGTTCTGAAGAACTTAATGAATCAACTTTGTTACCAAATTCAATTCTTAATATTCCCTCAATCTGATCAATATCTAATTCCTTAGCTAAATTTAAAGCTTCTAATTCAAGCTCAATATAATCTAATTCATTTACTGATTGCTCTACTGCACTATATTCTTCGTACAATTTATCTTTTAACGGATGATATAATGATAGTAGTTTTTGAAGACACTGATTTTCTTTAGGTACTTGCAACTGGCCGTCTCTAAATACGATTCTGCCTAATGTTGTTTCACCCTTCTGTTCGTCTACAAACGGTGAATTTTGGTTTGTAGCATATTTCAATTCTCTTTGAATTCCGTTTTCATTGTCAAACCATAATAATGGCGCTTTTGATGAATGTTTTCCGGCTAGACTAAAAATAATAGGTTTCTTATTATTTCTGAGAATATATAGTCTATCTTTTATTTCCCAATTTTCCATGATATAATATAATAAAAATGTTAATAAAGGCTCTGGGCGCCGAAGCGCCCGTAACCTTCAAAAGTATTAAACAGTCTTCTTAAGTAGTAAGAAGTTGTTCGCAGCTTGTACACATAATGCTCTTTCAGAAAGGAAGTGAACGTTCATTTCGTCAATCGCGCTTGTGTAGTTACCACCAACTGAGCCAGTCACCCAAGACTTCATTCGTCTGTCATCAGCTTCAGAAGCTCTATAACGTACGTGTAAGAAAGGTCTTGAAATGTTCTTACCTAATTGTTGATCGTAAACTGTACTTGTTCCAGCAGGAACTAAAACACCTAATACAGATCCTTGGTTTCCACCAGTTGTAGAATCGTTTAAGTATTTCCAGTCTGATTTATAGAAGTCATAAGAACCTCGTCTAAATCCTGTGAAACCTAAGTTAAGCGCCATATCCTCAGAATTTTCGAATACACCGTAAGATGTACCACCCGCTCCGTAAGTATTTTGGCCAGCTAACATGTTGTCAATAGACAAGTTTGTTGATCTATTTAAGAACATCATATTCTCTTCGATCGCACCTTGTTTATCTAATTCAGCTAAGATGTCGTCAAATTCACCAACGCCTACACCGCCTGCAGCACCAAAGTCAGGATCATTGTAAACAAGTCCTCTGTCTTCAATTGCAGCAAATAGACCTTCAGAACCGCTAAATCCTGCAGCGCCTGCAGAACCTAAGATAGCTCCTTCGTCTTTAACAGCTTCAATCATTGCCATTTCTAACTGATCTTCGAATCTAATTCTTGCTTCATGCTCTGATTTTAAATACCATAAGTATCCAGATGTACCAGACTCAGTTGTTACTTCAACCCACCCGATTTGTGCAACGTCAGAACCATTTACATTATACTTATCTCTAAGAATAATTGGCTTGTTATTGAACTGAGTGAATTTAGCATCAATAGAGTTACCTACATCGCCAGATCCTTTTGGATATTCAGAACCATAGATAAAGATTTTAACGTCACTTAATGCACCAGCACCTAAACCTGATAAATTACCAGCTCCATAAGGAGTTACAGTAATAGAATCAGTTAAAGATGAACCTGCCGCAGAAGGAGCGTCACTAACTCTTGCTTTTACAGAATTAACACCAACGCTTACATTGATAGTAGCACCAACTGCAACTAATTGAGCTTTTTGCTCAGCAGTTTGCGCACCAGCAACACCAGCAGCGTCATCCTCAAAAGTAATAGTTCCTGTTGTTGGGTCTGCAATTGAACAATCGTCAAACGCAACGTGTAGTCTAGCTTGCTCGCTCCAGACCACTACATCAGACGCCATAGGCATCTCAGCACCTACCATTCTTAAGAAGCCAGATATAGTTCTGTTACCATATCTTTCTACTTCTTTCTCATATACTTCAGGTAGAAACTGTTGAGTGAAATCTAGATCGGCAATCGACAAATAGTTATCTCCGAATAACCCTTTAACAGGTCGTGGAGTCAGATGATTTAATTGGGCACCTGTACCCGGATTTGGAAAAGCCATAATCTAAAATTTAAAGTTATTTTCTAGTTTTTATTTTAAGTTTGGATCCGAATGTAGTATCTGAAGGGACAGCTCTAACAGTCCAGCCATTTGCCGCTTTTGTTTCATGAACCGCTCTTGGGCTCATATCGACATTTTTAGCTTTCGCAACGCTATCCTTCATTGCATCAGCTTTACCTTGTTGATAAAAATGATTTGCAATTTGATCTGCATTCATCGCCGTAAATAAAGACTTGTGGTAACCGCGAGCATCTGACATTGTATTATTTTTATCTAAGAACATCTTAACAAAATTATTAATATCACTCTGAGTTTCCTTAACAGTATCCGTATTTTTTACATTAAACCTATACTTTTTGTCGCCAACTGCATATTCAAAACCTTTGAAATTTTTGTCGAACACTTGATTGGTTTGATTTAAAAATACTTGCTGCTGTCTTTCAGCTACCTTAGTAGCTTGTTCGTTTTCTTGGTTGTACCTATTAAAAAAGTCAACCGCTTTTTGCTGGTTCGGCGTTAGCTTCGACCCAGCTTTAATTTCATTATAGTATTTATTTTTTAAACCTTCTAAATGGTTTTTAGCCTTTGCGGCTTCTTCTTTAAAAGCAATCTTTGCTTTACGAATTTGCTTTGGCTCATCGACTTCTTCGTCATAGCTAAAGTCTTCCATTAAAAGATTAATATCTTCTGCATCTAAATGAGGTTTAGTTGTTTCGTAATATTCGCGAATTAACTGCGCTTCATTTAACTTTGAATAATCTGTATTTAATTTTACATAGTCATTCAAATCACCGCCTGTTTCATTCATAAATTCAACTACCTTTTCTAATCCTTCGGGTAATTCAACTTGTGTTTCTGTTTGCGGTTGTATTTCTTCTTGTTCCGGTGCGGAGTCGGTAGCTTCAGTGCTTCCATCCACTCCTGCCTCGTCAGGGTTATCTGCTTCATCAGTTACCTCTTCTAATATGGTTTCTTCATTTTGAACGGGCTCATCTTTGCTGGTGTCCCGTACTTCTTCAGCCACTTCTTCGCTGTCTTGCGAGTCTTCGGATTGTCCGACAGTATCATCGCTGTCATCTGCGCTTTGTTCTTGAATGGCATCTTCTTGCGGTTTATTAAGTTTACCTAAATCTAATTTAATCGTACCGTCTTCGGCTACCGAAGCACCCGTGTCTGGTTTTGGTTCTTCAACTGGTTGTTCAGTTTGCTCTTGTCCCTCAACTTGAGTTTCAAGAACTTCTTCTTGTTTTTCTGACATGATAAAATATTATATAATTATACATTACTATTATTACTTCGGTTCGAAGGAACCTAAGTCAAATCCACCGCCTATAATGTCGTTACCTCCTGATTCAAAGTTGGTTGGCGGAGTATTGTTTTTTCTTTGTTCAATTAATTCACTTTGCTGAGAAGCTTGTAACTTTGTTCTTTCGTCTTTCCTATCCTCTCTTTGTACTTCTCTTTGTTGTAAATTTTGAACCTCCATGCCTTTAAGCTGCATGTTGTATTGGAACTCTTGTTCCATTAAAGTTTTCTTAGCCATAACTTCTGCTTGAAGTTTTTGCATATCCATTTGTCCTTCAAGTTGTAAAAGTTGTGCTTTTTGCGCTGTTAAAGCTTCATTCTTTTGAACTTCCGCTTGTGCCGCAACTTGTTGTGCTTGCGCGTTCGCTTCTGCTTGCGCTTGTATATTCTGCTGTTGCATCATTTGATCGCGCTCTGCTTTCTTTTTACGTCTAAGTTTTAAAAGTTGGTTTGCTAATTTTAAACTTTTAATATTTCTTATATCAATAGCATCATCTAAATCAATTAAACCTGCTGACAATGCTGTTTGAATATTATTTTCTAACATTTGTTTTTCTTCGTCGTCTGGCATTAATTCAATAAATATACCAAAGTCATACAAATGTAATTGCGACATTTCTTTTAGTGTAGCTACATTTAAACCACCAATTTTTTGTATAAAAGCGTCTGCTGTAGGTGAGTATTCTACAATATCTGATATTCTAAGTGATAAACCTTCACATAAATTTTTAGTTAAGAATAAACCTCCTTCTAATATATGCCTTGTAGCTGTATTACTATTTGCTGCCGCTAATTTTTGTATTCCAACTAACGAATGTTTACTAGGTGTGCTACCATCGCGCGCTTCATTTAGCCCGGTCACATCTCTTATCATTTGTAAATAATAATTGTATGTGCTAATTAATGACTGTAGTTTATTACCACCAGAACCACTGGTTATTTCCTGAATAGGTATTTTACCTGGGTTCATATCGCCTTCTTGTGTAAACGATCTACCAATTACAGAACCTGTTTGAAAAAACATATTTAATGCTTCTTGCGGATTGTAATTAGTTCCATTACCTAAATCAACTTCTGCTAAACCATCCGCGTCAAGATAAACCCCATCCGGCACCATTCTTGACATTACTTGCTGTAACTTCAAATGTGTTAACTGAATCATATCTGCAAATCCAGTTATTCTGCTAACTAAACTTTCAATACGACCTTTATACATTCTTGGTGCAACTATACTATAATTCATCATTACTTTTGTATAGTCACTTTTTGGGCGTATCATATTTTTTGCCATCTCCCATTTAAGCAAATAATCTGTGCCTAAAACTAATACACCTTCATATAATACTTCTAATACTTTTGATAGTTTACCAAACCTTGCTTCTAATACTTCAGTTGGTGGATCAAACGTATCATCTTTCATTATAATTTTATCTGCACCTGTAGCTGTTTCTTTTAATTTATAAACTTCATTCATGTAAGTTTTATAATTAAAATACAATATTTGTACAGTGTTAGAATCCGATGTATCGTAATTAGTTAAAGTCCTATCGTAAAATCCATTATTTTGGTAACCTTGTTTAGATATTTGCTCTAAATCTGAATCACTTAATTCTGGAAATTGTTTCTTTAATTCATTTATAGGTACACTTTTAATTTCACCACAATAATAAATATCATCAAAATAAGGTGAATCTGTATATGACCATACTAAGTTAGCAGGGTCTACATAATCTACTTTAACACCTTCTGACTTTGTAAATGAATTTTTTACAGCACCAATACCTAATACTGTTAAATCGTAAGTTATTCTTTTCTTTGTTAAATCGTAATGATTACCAGTTAACAAAGTATTTATTGCTTGCTCTTCTGCTAATTCAACACCTTGCTTATAGCTTAGTTGCATATGCAATTCTAACTCTTCTTGCGACTCTGGTAACATTTCAGGTTTGTTTTCAAACATGTTAATACCAAAGTTTTGTTGTGCAAATTCGTTTAATTCTTTTGTTTGCATATCACGTATAAGCGAATTCATATACTTTGTTCTTTTCGCTACGCCATACGGATCTTGTGAATATGCTTTAACATCAAATACTCTTTCTGATATTCCGTTTACAACTATATCTACAAACTTAGGTATAATTGGTACGGGCTTCCAATCTAAATTAAGATATGACAAATCACCGTTAATAGATAATTCGTCTTTATATTTTTGTATGCCTTGTTCACCACGAGCATATAATCGCAAACGGTGAAAAGTGTTTTGATTACTTCTAAATCTATTAGTTCCAGAATCTGATTTAAACCATTCGTCTTGAATAGCTCTACCGACTCTTAAACCATAATCGCTAGACATTTTTTCTTGATCGCTAGCAATCTGACTTGGAAAAAAACTGTTTATAACTGACTCAGCCATATGTTTATTTTATTATTTCAGATATTGCACCACTATTTTTATACTTAGCAATATGCAAGTTTAATTTTGGTTTTTCAACTTTAGGATTAGGTCTGTATAAGTGTCTATTGCATGCCATAATTGCTAATCCTGAACTAATAGTGGCATCAAATTTTGTTCTTTTGTTAATATCAAATCTACCCCAATCTAATAAGGTATCATTAAAATACATATCACCGTATCCATCATCTTTAATACCAACATATTGTTGTATATAACTTTCTATTGCCGCCGCGTGAGCTTGTTTAATATCTTCACTTGAATTAGGTATACCACCTATTTCTTTTTCTGCAACAGATAGTTTATTCCAAATTTTGTCAGGTCTATTCATTGAATATCCTCTATAACCTCTACGCTTAAAATAATATAATAGTCTTGGTTTATTATTTTCTGCGAGTAGTGGCATTCCGTAAAACACACAAGCCATTAGCACATCTTCAAAAAACATTTCTGCTGTTTGTGGTCTGGCTATATACTCCAAAAAGAAATGATTTGGAGGCGCGTTTTCCATACTAAATTTAGTTAAACCGTGTAAAGATCCTTTTGAACCTTTACCATCAGTTGTTCCTGATATATCATAACTATCACAACCAAA